TCGTCAGTATGGTCCTCGCTTCTATGTTATTAAGGACCCCGTTCCTTGGAACATGGGATTCCTTTATAGCTTCACACTTGTTACAGACAACCCAACTGTAGACTTCGTAAGTTCTACCTTCTTACAAGTAGGTATCGAGCTTGAGTTGGTTGATGCTGCAATTGGTGAGTTCGATCAAGATTTGTTAGGTCTTCCTCGTTTGGGTGAGCAAATCACTATGTTTGAATCTTTGGGTTCTGCATATGGTTTTGAGCACAAAATCACTGAGTGGGCTGATGACAAAATGATGCGTGACTCTGCAGGACGTCCTTTGGATATCCTTGTATATGCACCTCAGCGTCGTAACCAACTTCCCTTAACTCGTAACGATGTTAAGTGGGAGCCATTTATTGAGTTCTGGATGCGTAAGTCTATGCTTGAGTTGAAAGTTAAGCGTATGATTTGGTCTCGTCCTGGTACTGTAAAGACCAACGGATCTAAGCAAGAACTTAAGCGTACATCTGCTGGTGTTTATCACCGCATGCGTAACAACGGTAACCTGGTTCAATACAACCGTGGTGAATTTACTGCCAACCTGATTCGTTCTGTGTTTGGTGACCTGTTCTATCGTCGTGTGGATGTTAAAGACCGTCGTGTTAAAATGTACACTAACGAAGCAGGTTTTGACGTGTTCCAACAAGCTTTGAAGACAGACGCTTTGAATAGCGGTCTTACCTTCATGGCTGATAGCGGAAACCGTTACATGCAGGGAGAAGGACAACACATCACTTACAACTTTGCATTCGATGCAATGGTAACTCGTGAGACTGGTCGTGTTGAACTGATTCACCTGAAGGAACTTGACCTTCCTCAATCTAACCTAGAGTTTGGACAGAACAAGAAGTCAACTCCTGTATTCATGGTGTTTGACGTAAGTCCTATGTCTGATGGCTCTATGGTTAATAACATCCGTGAGGTGCGTATGAAGGGTGCTCCTTCTATGACTTGGGGATATATCGATGGAACTCGCCACCACTTAGGCTTTGCTAAGTCTCAGGGTATGAGCTCTGCGAACAAATTCCCAGGATACGAAATCTGGATGAAGGATCGTTGTGATGTATTCATTGAGGACCTGTCTCGTACAGTGTTGATTGAAGAAATCCCACAATTCTAATAAGACTACAGCTCACGCTGTTCTTATAACCTACCGAGAAGAGATCGCCCCCCACTTTCAGGGTGGGGGTGCTCTTCTCAAACTACAGAGATGGGAATTAGGAGAATTCTTAATTGCCATGAGGTTCGGTCCTCACATCTCTGCAAATAAACCAAATAAATAAACTACATATGGGTAAGTTAGGTAAAATCTCAACACTTAAGAAGGAGTATAACAACTCTCAACTTCAAACAATGCAAGGTGGCCTTTCTTTAAGAGGGCTTACACGTATCCCTGGAACAGGGGTATTTAAGTATCCTTACAAAGAACTTGATGGTAAGTATCGTACAGGTATTGATCCTGAGGCTGCTTACATACGCAGAATCTCTGATCCTCTTGAAAGAGAGATGGAAACTGAGCGTGTAACAAATCTTAAAAATAAGCTACAAGCTGCACTTGGTGATGTTGATTTAGGTCCTCGTTCTAGTTTCTGGAACTATGGAATGTCTACATCTTCAAATGATTCATTGCACGTACAGCCTGTAAAGCTGTTAGATGGAGACAACTTCTTTGATCTTTCTATTCCTCTTCAGGAATTAGCCTTCTCTTGGTTGCGTGTTCACCCCACAATTGCAAGCTCTTATCAAGCTTGGGAGCGTGGTGAGTTTCCTGCAGATACACAGTTTTATGTGGCTGACGAGGATATTGAAAACGCAGTGATGTTCAAGAAGAAGCAACTTATCAACAAGGCTATTGTCAAGTTTGACACTATGACGCCTGAGAGAAAAAGAAAAGTGGCTCGCTTGTTGGGCTTACCTGTAACTGATGATACTAAAGAGGAAGCTGTTTACAACCTTGTAGATAATGTCCTCAAACAAACCGAGTTTAAAAACGGTAAGTATCAAGGGTTAAATCCTGTCGAAGTGTTCACACGCTTTGCAGATATGAAGGATAACTTACTCCATATCAAGGACTTAGTGAAACAAGCTCTCACACATTCTATCTATAGGGCAAGACCAAATGGTAAAATTTATGAGGGTGAGTTTGAAGTAGCTAAGGACGAAGATGATTTGATTAAGCTGCTTGCTGACGATGATAACCAGGACTTGCTCCTCACTCTCGAAGGTAAGCTGAAAACTAAGAAATTAGCTGCTCTATGATACCAGTAGATAGTTTATTATATAAGATTGACCAAAAACTAAATAAACTATCGACCAACATACACCAGCAAATAAACTTAGAAGATAAAATTCTGGCTCTCAATGAGGCCCAGATTAAGCTGATAAAACAAAAGGTTGATGGTTTTAGTGTGGTGAGTGGGATGGGACTCGATGCTTTTAAGAAGCGTTATGAGGACCTCCAAAGCTTAGTGGTCACTTACAACAGTCAACCTCTTGATCTCACCCTCAAGAACGCTGAACTAAATCAATGGTTTGCTAATCTGCACCTACTTGTTCCTAAGTACATGTTCTACATTGATAGTTATGTACTAGCTGACAAAGGGGTGTGTAAGGATAGAAAGATCTGGATAAACAGAGACTTGGCTAAACATGGTGACCTTCAGTTCATTCTGAATAACACCCATTACAAACCAAGCTTTGAATACCAAGAGACTTTCAACTTCCTTTCGACAGATGAAATATCCATCTTCACAGATGGTACCTTCACTCCTAGTAAGATATATATGTCTTACATGAGATATCCTAAGTATATCAATAAGACAGGATATGTAATGTTAGATGGCCAACCATCATTTGACGAAGATTGCGAACTTGAACTTTATCTGGAGGATGAACTGTTAGACTTAACAGTACAAAACCTAGCAATGTACACTGAGAATCAATCCGCTGTACAAAACTCGATATACAGAATTCAGACAAACGAATAAATATTTTTTAATCACCTAAAATAAAGCAAAATGGCTGATTTTTCATTAACTACGCTCTTCGTAGTACCAGTAGGACAAACTGCGCTTCCTAGCTCTGGATCTACGCAAAACTTGAGCGCTGGCCAGGTGGGTATCTTCAGAAATGATTACACACTTGCCACTGCTGCGAATATCGCTGCAGCTCCCTATTTCTATATTGCGCAGGGCCGTACAAACACTTATCTGCAAGGCTCTAAGCGTTCAGATAAAATTAAAGGCTGCCCCTCAGGAACTGGTTGCAACAGCAACGTGACTCAGTGGTACAAAGTACAAGGTTGTCCTACTCCTGTAACTCAGGTTACAGATGTGGTAAACTGGAACGTACAGTGTGGTGACATTGTTACCTTAACACTTCGTGCTCACTCTAGCTACCTGGATACCCTGTATTTCAACGGTTTCACTCGTTCAGTAACTGTAAATGCACCTTGTTGCGATTGCGGTGGTGATCCTTGTGATATCGTGGATGTACCTGCTTTGATTGATGACATCATCATTCATTTGAACTATCAAGCTCCTGGTAACAATCCTGACAACATCACTTTCTCTGACTTCTATCAGTTCCAGAGAATTGGTAACGACCAAAACGCTTTCTTGCGTATCACTGGTAAGCCTCTTACCAAATATGGTCAGCCTTGTGATGTAGCAGCGTTTCCTTTCGAGTATGACCGTATGTGGTTCCGTACATTCGTGTTTAGTGGACCTGCAACAACTGCTGACTTCATTGTAGCAGATCCTTGTAACACTGTAGCTGATCCAGTGATTATCCAGCGTTCTTCTTACGCTGTTGGTACTTCTGCTGAGATTGCTCAACTGGAGAAGAACTTCTACAGCTACCAAGCTGGTTACTTGAAGCACCTCTACAGAATGAATGGCTACAACGAGAACTTTGAAAGCTGGGTAAGTGACGGTGTTACTTATGACAGTTATTACATCAAGTTCAACGAGTATAACAAGTCTGAGTATCAGTGGGGTGACTACATCTATGAAGATAGCACTGTAATCCTTGCTGTTCCTCAAACACAAAGCAATGGTTCTGCTAATCCTATCGGTGGACTCATTGAGGCTGTTCTTGTTGCTGGTCTGGGCGCTGTAACTGCTGATAACTCTTGTATCACCACTACATCTACCACCACCACTGTATGGCCTTCTACTACTACCACATCAACTCTGATTCCGTAATAGTAGAATAGATACAAATATTATATTAACCTAAGCCAGAGGTGAGAGGATACAAACTCAGATCCTCTGGCTTATTTATTTGAAGCAACATGACAGATATAAAATTAGATATATTAGTAATTCCTACGTACAATGTACAAACACTAGGTGTTGCTGATGCATCTGTCTATCCTACAGATCCCCCTGTTGTTTCTGGAGCAACTATTGAAATCAATGTTCCTGGTTTTGGAGTGGTGATTAAACCGTTCAGTGTTAATGACTTTAATGTATTCACTACATCAAATCTAGGACTTAGCCCTGTAGGAGTGGACCAACCACTACCTGACGGGGTTTATCATTTAAGGTATTCTGTAGCCCCTGCATATAAAAACTTCGTAGAGAAGTCCATCATGCGTGTGGATAAGCTACAAGAGAAATTTGATAACGCTTTCATGAAGCTTGATATGATGGAATGTGATAGAGCTATCAAAACCCAAGCTAAGGTGGACCTCACCTCCATATACTTCTTCATCCAAGGATCTATAGCTGCAGCTAACAATTGTGCTACGAATGAGGCTATGAAGTTGTATAATCAAGCTGACATGATGCTTAACAACTTCCTCAAGAACAACTGCGGATGCTCTGGAAATAACTACGTAATAAACTTCTACTAATATGGCAAAGTGTCGAAATTGTGGAGCTAACGTTGGGTGTGGATGTCAATTGATTAACGGTCTTTGTGGACTGTGTAATGCAGCTACTAAACAAGGACGAAAAATTATAACAAATGTTATCACCAAGGCTTACCAGCTGTCCAGAGTGCGCTAGTATTCCTGCACTTATTGCTGAAATAGATTGTAAGCTAGCCAATCTAGCAGGTAATCTATACAACAATATTGTTTACATTCTGAACCAACCCGTACCTGGAGGAGCAATGTTAGACTTGCTCAACTACAGGAGAATTCTTGTTTACAAACTTTGTAATCCAAATTATGCCGCTGCATTCACTGTAAACATGATTGCAAGCAGAGTTAAAATTCTAAATTCTAAATAAATGTCTTGTTCTAATTGTTTTAATGGATGTGCAGAGATTGTTTCCGATCAATGCGTACGATATACAGGAGTTGATGTTGCCATTCTAGGAATCAAAAATGGTGATTCTCTTTCGTATGTTGAACAAGCACTGATTGAGTTTCTCACCTCTACACTAGATGGTACAGGAATCAACTTGACCATCAACCCCGCAATCATATGTGATATTGTAAATAAAAACCTGGTTGCTTGTGAAGACCTTACACTTCCCAATGTAATTAGTGCCATCATCAAGGCTGTTTGTGAGCTTGACACACGACTCACTACACTAGAAGGTGACTTTGCTGCACTAGAAGGACCTTACACGGTGGGATGTCTCACTGGTGTAGATTCTAATTCTGGAACTCATGCCATCCTTCAGGCAGTAATTACAAAGCTTTGTGCACACATTGTTGATTTTGATGCATTTGTGTTGGATGTTGAAACTAATTATGTAAAGAAGTCAGAGCTCTGTGCTTTGGTGGCAGCTTGTACACCACCTGCTCCTCCTGCTTCCTACAAGGATAGAATGGTGCCTTTCACTGTTGTTGAATACTATGGTACAATAAGTGGTAACTTTGATACCAGTGGTAAAGGTCTTGGTGCTTGGGATAAAATCTACCTCTGTAATGGTAACAATGGTACCCCTGATAAAAGAGGGCGTGTAGGTGTTGGTGTTACAGATAACACCATGGGTGGAGGACCTATGAACCCTGCTGTTAATCCTTCGGTTGCTGGAAATCCCACTTATACATTATTAGGGGCACAAGGAGCTAACTCTATTGTACTCACCACTGCTCAGATTCCTGCTCACACGCACACAACAGATCCTCAAATTAGTGATCCTGGACACACCCACTTTACAGTATTATCAGGAACTGGTGTAACTATTACAGCAACCACTCCAATTGCCAAAGAAAAGACTTATGGTGATAATTCTAGTTATCTTTTAGCTGGTGCAGCAGGAACTCCTGATATTGGAATCACTAACTCCAAAACAACTGGTATCACCATTACTGATAAAGCAATTTCTTCTACAGGAGGAGGATTAGCTCACTCTAACTTCCAACCTGGTCTTGGTTGTTACTACATCATGTATATTCCTTAATAGTTTAAAATAATTATATAATGTCTTGTTGCAATCAACCTAACTACGCTCCTGTTGTAGATCCTTGTAATGTTCCATGTACACCAACAGATAATGTGTGCTATAGTGGCCCTAATCTGCCTTGTACAGGAATTCATGCATGTGATACAGTGACTGTGTCTTTACAAAAAATAGATGAAGAGGTTTGTGATTTGCAGAGTCAAATTACAGCTCTTCAAACACTGGTAAATAGTTTAACAACCACTACCACTACCACAAGCACTAGCTCTACAACTACCACTACAACAACAATTGCATGTCCTTCTTGTGAGTTCTACTCTGTAACAAATTCCACTGTTTCTAGTGTTGATATTACATATTATGCATGTGGTGGAGTGTTTGTACAAACATCTGTTGCTGGTCCTAGCACCATCTACATCTGTGCTTGCACAGGAACAGTAGTTGTGCCTCCAGTGCCTGGTGTTAGCCTTGCAAATGTTGGAGCATGTCCAACCACCACTACAACAACAACGTTAATCTAATAACTTGTGATTGTAATAATAACATTAACAACAGCTGGAACTGATACAGGCCCATTCAATCTCTACTCAGATGTTGATGGGTTTGTATCAGCTTTTGAAACAGGGGTGAGTAAGGCGTCTCTCCTAGCAGGATATTTAACATCCTCAGTTCCAAATGGAACCACTATTATAAGAGTGATGTCTGATAATGGGTTGTGTACCAATTACATAGATATTACAGTTGGAGGTGATTGTAGTACAACTACCACTACATCAAGTAGTACAACCACCACTACTACCACAGCTGCTCCTCTTGAGTGTTTGTGCTACCACATCTTGAATGAGACTGGCGGTCCTCTAAATTATACCTATGTGGAGTGTGGTAAGGTGGAACCTGAAACATATTCACTGGGAGCTGGGTTGAATACACAAGTGTGTTCACCATCCATTCCAACAGGATTTTCTCTAACCATATATCCATGTACATCAACCACCAATTGCACCAGCAGTGGTGAGTGTGAGGGTTGTTCTTAATGATATCAAAAAGCCCTGTTTGTTGGTTTTCAGGGTTTCTCCTGGGGGTTTCTACCCCTGGGAGTTTTTTATTTATAACTAACTTAGTTATCCACACTAACCAGAGTGGTTAAAATAATTTGGAAATTATTAAAAACTTTCGTACCTTTACGGTAATTTTAACTAAACTAAATCATAAATGCCTGAAAATCAATCCCTTCTGCACCAGCTGGAGCAAATGCTTCACTGGAAAAAGAGCAAGAAGTTCTATGCAGACAAACTACAAATCACTGAGGATGAGGTGGATGCATTGATTAGAGAACTAAGAAATGCAGAAGCTGTGGAAAATGAGGCAGAGGTTGGAAACTATATCGGAGAGCTAGAGGATACAATTGTTAGGTTTATTGAGGATGTGCAGAAAGGGACAGGTGAGATAGTGGTAAACACTAAAGAAGAGATTAAGAGTTTAGAGGATTTAATTGAAAAGTGTAAGATTGATACAGACAAGTGGGAGATAACTAAATACGTCCAAAACTACTGGGGGAATATTGAACACCCTTATTACCAGGTGAAGGCCTGGTTGGGTAAGAAGAAGAATGAACAAGTTTTCCAAGACTCGTTCATTTCGTTTTTAAAGACTTACCAACCAGTATCTCCCGAAATAATGGCTCCTAAGTTTGAGTCATCTAAAGCAGAGGCTTGTTTGGTAATCAATAAACAAGACTCCCATCTGAACAAGTTAGATATAGAAGGGAACAACGATATTGAGGAAAGATTTGCCACCTACATTCAGAAGGTAGAAACAATCCTTAATCAAGCTGCTCTTTCTAACAATGTTACAGATATTAAATACATAATTGGGTCTGACGAATTCAATAGTGAGTTCACCAATACAACTACAAAGGGTACACCCCAACAGAACATCCTTTCCTATCACACTGCTTTCCAAGCAATATGTGACCATGAAGTGAGTGTGATAAATCTTCTGCTTCAGAAGGGTGGGGATGTAGATGTGATATTTGTAGCTGGTAACCACGATGAGTTTGTAGGATGGCACTTAGCTAGCTGGTTAGAAACCTACTTTAGAAATGAAGATCGTGTCTTCTTTGATATATCTCCAAGATATAGAAAGTATGTTAGCTACGGAAACTCAGCCATGATGTTCAATCATGGGGATGCTTTGAAACCTGCCAAACTAGCTGGTCTGTTTCCTATGGAGTATAAAGAAGCATGGTCTGACCATGATAACTTCTACATCTTCACAGGAGACAAACACCACGAGGTGAGCTTGGATTTTAACGGTATTAAGTTCTTCCAGCTTCCTGCTTTCTCTACAGCCAAAAGTGGTTGGGATGATAAGAATGGCTACACAATAGCTAAAGGTGAAGTGACTGGATTCCTCATAGACTTTGATTATGGAATAACAAACATATTCAAACAGTATTTATAATGTCAACTTTTAGGAAATTAGTTTCAGATGTGCGCTCCATGCACAAGTTGCTGTCTACAGACAACTTGATCACGGATAGGGCTGTCATGTCTGAGATTAAGAACAATGCCTTCCTCCTTATCAAACGTGAGACTAATCTGAGGAAGCTTTGGGCCACTGATACAGTGTTCACCACCATTCCCTGTCTGGAGATGGTGGAGGTTCCTATTTCTGAATGTTGTGAATATTCTGATCCTTGTTCCGTAGCTAGAACTAAATTCAAGCTTCCTCGCATCACAGAGGGTAACTATCAGTATGTTATTCAGGGTGTCTACTCAATCAATGCAATGAGCGGGCAAGGAAAGAAACTAAAGGAAATAACCATCAATAGATATATTAACTTGCTTAAGCTTCCTATCATCAAGAAGGAAGAATACTACTGGATTACTAATGGGTACCTTTATGTGAACAACCCCCTTCTGAAAGCCATCAGACTTGTTGCTTTGTTCGAGGAGGATGTTCCAAATTCCATTATGTTCCCAGAATGTGGCTGTGGCACACCAGAATATACAACAGAAGAACTTTGCAAGAACCCTCTTGATAAAGAGTCTCCTGTTCCTGGTTACCTAGAAAAGCAAGTGTTAGAGCTAACTTCTCAGAAGTTACTATCCACCTACTTCAAATTGAAGACAGATATTACAAGTGATGGAGTTGATGGTCAAGCACCTAATGTTCCAAACACTAGATAATAATGCGAGTTAAAATAGACTGGAGAAGCGCCAGCAAAGATAACTACAATCACTTCTGCAAAAAGAACCCATCTATCAAACTTACGTTTGACGAATGGCGAAACATTGTCTACACCTATAACGAGGCTTTCAAAGAATACATCCTTGAGACAGGAGAAAGAGCAAGACTTCCATATGGGTTTGGTGAGTTCTCTATTAACAAAAAGAAGCGTAGAAAGATGAAGGGGGTGGATGGTAAAGAGTTTGTTAATCTACCTATAGACTGGAAGAAGACAAAAGAGAAGGGTAAGCGTATCTACAATTTCAACTTTCATACAGAAGGTTATTTCTTTGGTTGGATGTGGTTTAAGAAAACAGCAAGATTTAGACATTCACAACTGTGGTATTTTAAACCCTCCAGAACCACATCAAGGTTGTTATCTCACTATTTAATGACGGATGATAGATATCAGCACGTCTATAACGAATGGAAAAAGTAAACTAGATGTCATACTATTACAAATATAACTTCATCTCTCCTGATGTTGTCTATTCCACTGTAAAGGAAGAGTTTAAAAGCTACTTCGATACAGGGGCTATTGATGACCTTATTTTCCCCACCTATCTAGACAAGTGTCTCAGAAAGTTGGGTAGAGCAACGTATGTTATTCAGGAGGAGGTGTTGAACATCTGTGACTACGAAGCTAGGCTCCCAGATAACTTTTATGCTGTTCGTGAAGCATGGCTTTGTACAGCTGTAAATGGTTTTCCCTATCAACAGGCTAACTCATTCTATTCACAGGCTGCAACAGCCACAACTATACAGGTGAGTCCCATCACTACAGACTGTCCCATTCCTAGCCCTTGTTGCGGTAATGTGGGATGTGATGGATCTTGTATGCCTGAGATTATTCAGACAGTGTACAAAACAAACAACCAAGCCCCTGTACTATATCGTAGGGAATATCTACTCAAGCCTGGTAATATCTCCGCACAAAAGAATTGTGGTGTGGAATATACCAATAACTGGGAGTTCTATTCAGAAGCTCCCCCTCTTCGTGAGTTCACTCCTGGTTCTGCTGGGTATGACTCATTTGACATTAGAGATAATAAGTTTGTTACCAACTTCCGTAATGGTGTTGTACACCTGATTTTCTATGCTACAGAATACGATGCTGCTGGTAATCAATTGATTCCCAACAACTTCCGTATCAGGGAGTACATTGAGGCTTTCATCAAGTTTAAAATGATGGAAACTCTCACCAATCAGACTAATGATGAAACCTTTAATCAGCTCCAACAGAAGCTTGCATATTACAAACAGCAGGCTGAGGAAGCCTTCATCATGGCTGATATCGAGATTAAGAAGCAAGATCCTTGGGCTAAGCAACGTAGGATTAAGAATGACCTGAACAGATTTAACATGTACGAACTACCCAATCGCACTAATAGGTATGGTTGGAGACGCAATAACTAATACTAATGGCTGAGCAAGAACAAGGCAATATTAGACAGGAGTATAATAACGCTACCACTGGCTTAAACCTCGATCAGACCCTCAACCAGATTCCTAAGGGTAAGCTAACGTATGCGCTGAATGCTGCTGTAGAAAACTTTGATGCTAATTCTGTAAACTATCAGAATGAGCCAGGGAACGAACTTTGTGTTACGTTCCCTTCTGGCTTTGTGCTTATAGGTACTCATTTCATCCAAGAGAGAAGTAAACATGTATTCTTCATCACCAATCCAGAAACAGGTGCTTCTGAGATTGGCTACATGGATAATAACGACTGTATCTATCGCACCTATGTAAGTGCCCCTTGTCTCAATTTCAACATTAATCATCCCATCCATAAGGCTGTCCACAGAATTACAGAGTGCACAACAGAGGTGTACTGGACAGATGGAATCAATCCTCGTAGATATATTGATCTCAACCCAGAAAACCTACCCTATGTTCTCATAGGAGGTACACCTGCGTGCGACCCTGTGTACAGCAATGAGATAGATTGCAACGGGTTAAATGTCCAGCCTGATTTTGTTATTCCTCAGCTAGATGTCACTAGAATAACCACAGGGGGTGACCTTCAAGCAGGTACATATCAGTTTGCTATTCAGTATTCCGATCCTGCTGGAAACCCTTTCACTTCCTACTACTCTGTTACCAATCCCACTCCTATTGCTGATCCCAGTATCACCACTGTTAATTTTAATTATCAGGTGGGTAGATCTATTGAGCTCACTGTCAGCAACTTAGATAATACAGGACTGTACGATTATTTTAATGTAGCAGTTATCAGAACTGTAAATGCTATCACCTCTGTTGAGTTAGTAGGTACTTATTTTATTGATGGTCCTAGTCAGGTGATTACTTACACAGGTCAGAACAAAACCAATGTTCGTCTGACAATTAATGACATACTTGAGAAGTTTCCATATTACGAGATTGCTCAAGATATAACAGCGGTACGTGATATTCTGGTGTGGGACCAACTCACTTCTGTAGAAAGAATTAATTACCAGAAGATAGCTAACGGTATCGCTCTGCAGTGGGAAACCTATCGTATTCCTAATACAGAAACCTATGCTGATGCATTCAATGCCACCAACCTTAGAGGATATCTAAGGGATGAGGTGTATGCTTTTGAGATAGTGTTCTTGCTCACTAACGGTAAGCAAACTGATGGATTCCATATTCCTGGTAGACTTGCAAACATTCTAGACCTATCTCCTGTTCCTCAAACAAACGATGACTTTATAGGTGACCCAGAAGATCCTATTTCTGGAACCAGTCCTTATTGGAAGATATATAACACAGCTGTAGTGACAGGGTTCTCTCCTGGCTATTCTCCAGCAACAGAGTACAAAGGACCTTACCAATTTGGTGAGTTTAGCTATTGGCAGTCTACAGAAGAATATCCCTGTAATGATGAATTATGGGGAGACCTTGCTGGGCAACCTATTAGACATCACAAGTTTCCAGATGTCCTGGTGAGTCCCATATTTGAGTCTGCAATCTTCGCAGGCCAAAACTCTATGGCTATCCAAAAGGACGCTATATTCCCACTAGGTGTTAAAATAGATGTACAACAGGTACAATCTCTCATCAACTCTTCCAATCTTACAACTGAACAAAAGAGTCAGATTGCTGGATTCAAGATTATCCGTGGTGACAGAAGCACCAATAAGTCCATCGTAGCTAAGGGTATACTTAGAAACGTGGGTAAGTATGAGCGTGAGGGTCAAGAGTATTACTTCCCCAACTATCCTTACAACGATCTTAGACAAGACCCATTCTTGTTAGAGAAAAGCAATGCGTTCACTATTCCTCTTGCTTCTAGAAGTACATCCTCTGTATGTAGACAGTTCACTATATATGCAACACAGCCTGGCACTATAAAGTATATTGACTGTTATTCGGGAGAAGCTGTTGAAAAAACAATTGGTGCTAGTGGTGACTTTCCTCTAAACACATCATTTAATCTGTGTGCACTAAACTTCCCATCTCCTATATTTGGTGGAGGAGCAGCTGGGTCAATTATATCTAACACATACAGTTGGTATAAAATTACAGTGGCACCTGGTGATCTTGCTACATTTAACTACTATCCACCTGTTTCTGCAGGTTCACTTTGTGGAATAGATGCACTTATAGGATCTATATTACTTCCTCCTGTAGGATATGCTAACTGGGCAGAATATTGTGCTCAGAATCCTACAAACGGGTGTTGTAACACTCCTCAAGCAGCCCTAGAGCAAACCACCTTTACAGTGGATGGGTCTACATTTGGTGGTGTTAGAACTATACCCTCTCTTAGTCCTCCCACTTATGAAAGTGGTGATGGTGGTTATAGTATTGAATTAGTAGACGAAATTGGATATGATCTGTGTGCCCCAGCTCAACTAAATGCGTTTGATGAGGAGGGTGCAAAGTACAGACATGTATTTAACTCCCCTGAAACATCCTTTGGGCAACCATTCTTAGGTAATGTTCTGAAGCTGGAGAACGTAATATTTGGTGCTGGTAGGGCTCACTTTAC